TGGTGGGAGCGGTCTGGCTCTGATCGAAGACATTGTGGGACATTGCAATTCCTTCCTTAATTTCTTTAAGAGTGTTTGTTAATTCGGTTGTGTCAAAGGCACTCTGTGCCATCGCGCTATTATCTGTAGCGTCTTCTAACGCTGTTGCAATCATATAAGCAACGACATCCTGCTGAACGGGTGTCATCGAATCATAAATTTCCTGAACGGTCATATCGGCAGTTGCCGTATCCGCTGTATCAGTCATGGTATCGCCTTTTGTAGTAGAATCGGAGTGTTGGAGTTCTAACTCAAGACCTGTATAAATAATCGCTTCGTCGTCAATTGTCGTCATTCCATCATCGTGACGAATGTTGATTGTGTCGATTAACGCGCCAGGATTTGCGCCAGAAAGGACAAGACTTACCTCACGAATCATACCATGAAGAACTCGTCCGCCCCGCTCAATGAGCTGATTTGCCCAAATTGATAGGGCATTAATGTCTTTGTGTTTCACAAGCCCTTTGGCATGTTCTGCCGCAGCTGTGTCATTAAAATAACCATAGGCATAGACACCATCTGCACGATTCTCGAGAATCGCGTGCCCAAGAACATTCTCTGGGGTATTGTGTCCATGCTGCCAAACTAACGGAACACTAATCTTATCCTGATGTTTAAATGCATCAGGCATGATTGTGCGGCCGTCAGTACACTTTAAGCCAGCTTTTGTTGCATAGCCGCTAAAATCTGCTTCCATTTTGACTGTTCCTTTCTTTCGTTACGGTGTTGGCAAAGATGGATCTGTTGGACTATTAGGATCGGTTTGTGGCATATTGCTATTAAGAAGTTGATCAGCTTTAGGATCTTTATGTGGCATAAACCCGATAAAGCTTCGAATCTCATTACTCGTGAGTATTTCATTTCGAGAGAACTTATCGGCAATCTCTGCTATGTCCGAAATTGGAACGAGTTTAAATGGATCTCTAAAGTATTTAATTCTTTCTTTACCCTTGAACTTACCAAGTCCAAGGAATGCTCGCTGCTCAGCCTCGACAATTGCATCTAGAATCGGTTCAATTGTACGATTGAAGTAGGTGATCATTGCCTTTTCATCTGCTGTGCCATTCATCACTTCTGGAGTTAGACCTAGTTGACTAAAGAGTTGATTGGTTAAATACTCAATTTGTTTCAGAAGATTGTTTTCGGCAGGACGGTTCAGCTGAGTGATCTTTTCGGTACCATCTGTGTAGGCAATGCCATATTGGCTGCCCCTAAGTTGAAACTCTATGTCTTGACGTCGCTTTTCTGCTTGTGCCTGACGAGCTTCAGATTTTATTACATAAGGTAACTGAATGATTAGGTCAAGTTTACCAGAACCAGTAGCCTCATCAACCGAATCAAGAAGGGCTAGTTTTCGAATGAGTCTTTGTAACGTAGAGTTTGGCTCGTTCATTACCGAATACAATGGATTTTCAACAATCGCAACGTATTTCTTATCTAAAACTAATTCTTGACGAAGGCCAGTTCTTTCGTTGTATACACTAACTTTTACATGTCGTGGATACCAAGCCGTAACATAACCGACTCTTAACTGTGAGATGTCAAAGTTAGACTCAAACCGAGGGTCTCCATTGGTTTCAACTGGAACTATTGCGGCAACACCTTTATCAAAAAGCGTTAATGCAATATCTTGACGAAATGCTCTAGGGCTTTGATCGATGTTTGGTTCAAAAACAAAACAATCATTAAGACTGCTGTTTGCATCCGTGAAATATCGCCCTTCTTCGTCTAATTTTACATGACGAATATTGATTCCAGCAACATCAATACTAATTCGAGTATAGATCGAAGAGATGAGCGAACGATCGTTATAAATCATTAAACGAGATTTATCAGGGCGAATACTAGAACTCGGACCAATAACGGTCGCCTGTTCAGGACGCAGTTCCTCGTAGGCTACGAACGCATTAAATGCTTTTCGAACACGTGAAATGATCGGCAACCTATTACCTCCTTTCTATTTCTAGTAATTATGTTGAAGTTGCGGAATTACATCGAACCTAACTGGTGCAGAATTGTGCCATCAAACCAGTACCCGACGATACCGTTCTGGGCAACCGTATGCTTTCCTGCGCCAGGAGCTGCGCCACCAAGATAGATAGTTCTTGCAGTTCCGCCACTGAACGCCAACGTATGAACAACGGTGTTGCCATTTGTAGCAGCGTACTTAACCATAACATAACTGTTCGCAGGAGGCTCAACGGACGTTGTTGTCTTTGCGGTTGCAGTAGCAGCATCGGTTGTTGTGACAGAATATGTTGCGGCAAGAATGATCGGCTGACCCTTGCTGTCAAAGAAAGCATGCTCTTCGAGAATCTGGTTCTGGTTAATTGACGGCTGACTAACAAGAACAGCCTGTACATTGGCTTTATGAACACTCATGATTTTTCCTTTCGTAAGGATTGTATTTTGTTAAACTATTCGAATGCATCTTTGTGCGATTTATATGCAACATAAGCATCCATTAATGCAGAAACGTTATCAATCTTTTCATCTTTTCGTTTCTTAAAGAGTTTTCTATTTCCATTTGTATCTTCTAAGGTAACTGCATTACCCATTGCAAAGCTCATTAGATCTTGATCAAATATCAACATTCTCTGCTCACTCAGAATCTTTAATTCTCCAAGAGGAACTGATTCTGTTTTTGCACCTTGAATGACTTTTTCAATACCATAAGGACCATTTTCTGTTTCCCAACGAGAAACAAACTCTTTGGCGTTATATGGGTCAAAGCCGAAGGTTCGCACATCATACTCTGACCTTTGAATAAATGTGTCAAGATCATCATAGATTTCCATCATGTCTAAAACAGTTCCCTCTAGTACATGAAGGCTATCTTCCGCAATAAAGCTTTCGTATTTCATTCTCATGGCTGCAGGAAGCTGCATCAGTGTTAAAGATGAAATATAACTTCTTGTCTTTATACCGAATGATCCATTTGACAGAGGAAACAAAAATGTAAACGCACAGAAGTCATCGCCCTGAGAAAGGTCGGCCCCCAACGAACATGGCATTCCCCAAAATTCTCTTGGCCTGTGCGGGATGGTCTCCTCATATGTAAAGAAGTAAGTATACCCCTCCATGGGAATACCAAACCGTTTTGCCAAAATATCATTTCGAGAAGCAGGCGCTTTTTCTGCCCTTTCAACATCCAAATGATAGACATCATATGTGACTGTCTGTCCAAGATTTGGGTTCGCTTTCAGCCATGTTCCTGGGTCTGCTACTTCTTCGACATCATCTAATTTATAATGCCAAATCGAAATATGCGGTGCCTGATAGTCGCCTCTCAAAATTGACGCTAACTCCATTTTAATAGTATCTCCAGAACCGTTTCGAACAGTTCCCTCTGAACTGATGGCAAGAATTAAGTAGTCGTCAAGTTTTGATGCGCCTTGTTCAATGGCACCCACGACATCTTCTCGAATATCCCCAGAAAGCCATTCGTCAATCGTTGAAATTTTTGGACGCAAACCTTGTAGTTTATTGATCGCCATTGGTCGAATCTCAAGAAGAGATCCTGTGAGCATGTTTTCAATGCCCTTTTTTGTTGAAGCTAATTTGACTCGTTCAGCTCTAGAGCCAGTCGTGTTTTGTATGGAGCCTTCAGTTAAGAATTTAAAGAGCGGGCCTCGAGCACGGGTGATGGCCGTTCGAAGTGGAGAAACTACTTCATCAGCTTGTTTCATTGTTGGAGCAGTTGTAATTTGATGCGTAGTTGCTGTGTCAACATTTAAAAAATAACTTTGTATGCACATCGCATACATTGATTTTGCTGCGCCTCTTGCCACAATCAAATATTGTTTTGTGGTCAGTCTTTTCTTAACCATCTTCTTAACGTAACTACCCCGACTACCATCTTGTCCTGGTTGATAGATACTGCGTTCAACAAAGTAATACCAACCAAAGATCTGCTCTGCCCATAATTTAAACGAGTAAAGAAGGTGAAGGTCTCCACCATCAGTGAGTGTGAGTTCATTCTCACAATACTTTACAAATCCTTCAACTGCCATATCATCGTAGTATATATTAGGGTTTGCAACAAGATCGTCGATTCGGTTCATCTCTAGAGAAATTTCTCTGTTGACAGGAATTTCTCCAGAGAGAACCTTTTGTCGAAAGTCAAAGTAGTAACGAGGCGTGGCTACATTTGATAGCGTCATAGCCAGCTCCTTTTGATTTGGTATTAGGTGAATGAGGTAATACCAGGATCGATTATGCCCGCACCTGTTTTAGTTACTTTTTTAGCAATTGATTTTGATATTGTTTTTCTTGCATTTCTCATAATAGCTTCTTTAGCCAGAGTGTTTGCAGTTTCTCCGGTCATTTTAACTAAAGCTCTTTTAATTTTTGTTGTTCCACGTGTTAAAGTTGGACCACGCAGTTCGTTATACTTCCTCTCCATCTGAAGTCTTTTGATTCGAGAAGATAGCTCTTCGTTAGTTAAAGTTTTTGGTATGTCGCCAAACTGTGTTCGACCTTCATATAGATCTTTCCTCACGCCCCAACGCATTCCTTTGACGCCAAAGTGTTCGATGTGATCAAGGTCATTAGCAAAATCATCAGACTGCATGAGTTCTGAGTCTTTAAATTTGTACCCAACGATCATGCCGTCTTCATCTTTTATAAAATCGACCCGTATTTCAGTTTCAGACGTTTCGTGTTGGATACTAGACTGCATGAGTTCTGAGTCTTTAAATTTGTACCCAACGATCATACCATCTTCATCTTTTATAAAATCGATCCGTATTTCATCCATTATTAGTTACCTCTTCATACTCGGGTGAAAGCTAAATAATCGTCGCCGGTTTCTTTATCAACTAGAATACTATACTTCATTTTACCTGAGGGGGCAAGTCCGTTTGAGTTTCTATAAGATGGTAATACTTCTTTAAGCACACTATCAAAAGCATCCTCTAAATTTTTTGCATGCT